TTTGTTTTTAATGTTGTAAGTCCGCCACCAGTTAATGTTTATAATAACGCAGGTATTCAATATAATAAATATGATAGAGTTATTAGAGTTGAAAAAAATAAAACAACTCAAGTAAGTTTTGGAACAGATGGATTATTTCCTAATGGTGAACAGCTTATAATTAATAGTACTTTGCCAGCGTGGATAACAAATAACACAATTGGGTCTTATACTCAATTTTGGAGTTTAGCTCCAACATCAACAGGAACTTTTTATTACAACGCAAGTGCTTATTTAAGAAATACTTTTGAGGGTACTGCATCAATTACTGTTATTGTAGTAGAATCTTTATTTGAAGAAATAAATAATTGCTGTTCAGATGAAAATGTAAATATAGTTTGGTTAAACAGACAGGGCGGAAGAGGTAATTATATTTTTACACAGCGAAAAGATTTTAATGTTGAAATAGGAAAAACAAGCACGTACTTAAATAATAATATTAAAAGATATTCTGAAATTAAAAACGTACATAATGGATTTCGAGTTTACGCAACAGGCTTAACTTTAAATCAAATTGATTTTTTAGATACCCTTAGATATTCAATACAATGTTGGCAGTTTATAAACGGTGTTTTTATTCCGTTAATATTAGATATTGGTTCATTTGATAAATACAATACAAAGGAAAATATGTATGAAATATCAATGAACTTTTTATATGCTGAAAGGTTAAACATACAAAGACAATAAATGTGGCTATTCTCGAAATTAAAATACAAAACGAAATCATTGATTTATACGATGATGAAAAAATCGTGCAATCATTTTCTTTAATTAATATTGAAGATATTACAAAGCGAGAAAGCGAATACTCAAACACATTTAAGATACCTAAAACAAATAAGAATCTACAGATATTAGGATATTCCGATTTTCTTAATTCAGATACCTTAATTCCTTATCAAAGATTAAATTGTGAAATATTAATTGATGGCTTTTTATTTAAGCGTGGTTTTGTTTCTATTGAAATAATTGACAACGATATTAGTTTGCAATTCTTTACTGGCAATGCTGGTTTCTATGAAATCATAAAGAATAAAAGTATTAACCAAATTGATTTAGTAAACAATCCAACATTAAAATCTATTTGGAGTTTATCGAATGTGATAGCTTTGAGAAATGCAACAGGCGGTATTTATTTTCCAATGATAGATTATAACGGAATGCCAACTGCAACCACAAATGTTGATGTTCGTTTATTATTACCTTCATTCTTTCGTAAAACATTAATAGAAGCTATTTGTGAAGATGCTGGATATACTTTAGTAAATAATATTGAAACAAGTGTTGATGCTTACAACAACGATATACTTCCGACTTCAAAGAATGATTTAAAGAATGAACAAGAAACCATTGATGCGAATACTTACAAAGGTGCAGAAAGAAACAGGCAAGTAATGAGGGGGTTTGAAATTGTAGGAACACCAGCAACTTATGGAGAATTTATTTCAATTACATACAGAAACAATGCTGGTAATTCAGGAAGTACAACAAATCAATTTAACTTTAATACTTTAATAGAAGGCAATCCTGATAGATATTCAACCAATGCAAACGGAAACCATTATTACATTGCTGGAGTTGATGGCATACATAATATAAATTTAGATTTAAACATTAATTATAATCATAAAATATATTGGAAGAACGGAGCAAACGAATCAGTAAATGATATTCCAAGATTTGATGTTAAGAATGTAATTAATTGGATTATAAAAATAAATAACGTACAAACACAAGTACATACGACAACAAATATTTATACTAACTCAACTGTTATAAGCGGAACAGATGGATTGGTAAATATTAATTTTAGTGATGCAATTAATTTAACAAAGGAAGTAACTTTAGAAGCTGGAGACCAAGTATATTTAGAATGTTTCTGCATTAGTTATTTTACAGCAGCGAATGGCGGAAACGATGCTAACTTTTTTGCTTCAAGAGTAATAAATCAATTTTCAACTAACACAAGTAATGGCGATACCTTTGAGGTTAAATTAGGCGAAGGACTTTCGTTTGGTGGAATAGTTAGCACAAATAATTGTTTAGCAGATATAAAACAAAGTGATTTATTTAAAGATACTTGTATTCGTTATTGCTTAGTGCCAATAGTAGATGAAGATAATAAAAAGGTAACTCTATTTGAGTTTTCACAAATCAAAAATAATATTCCTTTTGCTGTAGATTGGAGTGATAAATTAGACCAAACAGATGACCATTCAATAGAGTTTAAAATTGATTCATATGGACAAAGAAATTTAATACAACATAAAGAGGATAAATTTGTTGATACTATTCCAAACGGAAGTAATGGAATTATTTTAATTAATAATCAAAACTTGGAAGTAGAAAAAAAACTTTATGAAAGTCCATTTGCACCAAGTGAAACAGTTAGGAGATTAAGTAATAGGAAAGTAGTTTATATTAATTTGCATGACGGAGTTTCTTTAATAGATACAGCAAGTTTTAAAAACGGAGTTACTTCAAGAACTTGTTACCAGTACAAAGATAATTTTTCAGTTACTTACACAGATGGAACAACAAGCACAATAGTTTCAAGTAACATTCCTATGACTTGGTTTATTGATAATAGCAAGCCTTATTCAGCTGGTTTCTCATCTAACCAATTAGATTATTCAGTTGATTTAATTTCAATCCTACAACAATTAAAAATAGTAAAGGCAGACATTAGATTAAACATTTTAGATATTATAAACTTAAATTATTTTTATCCTATCTATATTTCAGAATTCAATTCATATTTCTTTTTAAGCAAAATAAATCAATTCGACTATACTTCCAATGAAAGTACAAAAGTTGAATTAATAAAAATAAACTAACATGGCAGAGGTTAAACTATTTGTCACCGAATTTGGTGAAACTATAAATAACATAAAGCGTTTAGAGGAGGAATTAAAACGACTTAAACAAGTTTATAAAGATGCTGCTGTAGGTAGCGATGAATTTAATAAAGCACAAGCTGCAGGTAAAGAGGTTACTGCTATTTTAAAACAACAAAATGATGCATTAAAAGCAAATACAAATGCTTTAGGTGGGATTAATAGTGCTGCAAAATTTGCTGAAGGTAGTTACGGAAGATTAAAGCAACAGATAAAAGAAAATAGGGATGCTTTAGATAAAACAGTTATTGGTAGCAAAGAATATGAAGCAGCACTAAAAGAACAAGCAAGATTAAACCAAGAAAGAATAAATATTGAAAAAGAATTACCCTCTTTATTTCAAGAACGTGTAAAAGGTGCAATAGAAGAAGCAAATAGTTTAAAAGGTCTAAAAGAACAAATAAAAGAATATACTGCAGCTGTTATAAGAGGAGAGGAAGGAGCAGCGCAAAAACTTGCTGAATTAAAAGATAAATTAGATGATGTAAAAGATGCAACAGAAACATTTAAAGGAAGTGGAGTTGAAAAACTTAATGCATCAATGGGTTTACTTCGTGAATCAATTACTAATTTAGATGTTGATAAATTAAAAACATCAATCAATGGTTTAAGCGCATCATTTAAAGCTATTCCAATATTTTTAGTAATAGAAGGATTTAGATTGTTATATGAAAATTTCGATGATTTAAAACAAAGTGGAGGGTTTTTGGGTGAATTATTTAAAGTATTAGGGGCTGCTTTAGAAGGTTTAAAAAATGATTTTATAGCATTTTCCGATTGGTTAGGAATCACAAATATAGAAGCACAAAAACTTTACGATACTTTTATTAAAAACCAAGACGTATTGATAAAAGGAGAAGAAAGAAATTTAAATACAATAAATTTTACATATGACCAAAAAATAAAACTATTAAAATCTGAAGGTAAAACAACTACAGAAATAGAAATACAAAAACAAAAAGACGTTAAAAAAAGTTTAGATAATAGATTAGATTTAATTAGTAAAGAAATAGCGGCTACAAGTAATAAATATAAAGGTGATGAGAAAAAAAGACAGGAAGAAGTAGCTAAATTAAAAGCCAATTATAATGATGCTTTAAAAGAATCAATTACAGCTGAAAATGAAATTACAATAATTAGAAATGAAGCTGAAAAACAAAGAGTAGAAAATTCAAAAAAAGCTGCTGAAAAACAAAAACAAATTAGAGAAGAAGCGGATAGAAAAGAAAAGGAAAGGCAAAAAGAATTATTAGAAGGCATAAAAAGAAATCAGCAGGAAGAAATATCTTTATTAGAATCTAAAATACAGGAACGTAAAAACTTACAAGCATCTTCATTTGCTGAGGAAGAAGATTTAATAAAGTATCAATACGAAGTTGCTAAATACAATGCAGAAGGCAATTACGAAGCTATGTACAAAGCGCAAGTTGATTTTGATACTGCAATGCTTGACTTACAAAAAAGACAATTAGAAGAACAAGAAAAACTAAATAAGGAGTTTGCACAAAAGGATATTAATGAAAGACGTTTACAGCAAGAAATAATTTTAAATGAGCAACAGGCAATTAACGAAGTGAACTTTGAAGATGCCATGACTAATTTAGAAACTCAATTTGAAGCAAGACAAAGTTTAATTTCATTACAAAGAGAGCAAGAGTTGTTAGGAGTAAATGAACACTCTTTACAATATCAAGAAATAGTTTCAAAATTTGCTTTACAAGAAATTGCTTTAGAAAGACAAAAGCAAGAGGAAAAAGCAAAGTTAAGACAAGCAGAAGTTCAATCAGTTGCACAAACAATGCAGGTAATAATGAACTTAGGCTCATTACTTGCTAAAGACCAAGAGCAACAGGGAGCATTTGCTAAAATGGCTGCATTAATAAATGTAGCTGCAAACACAGGTATAGCAATTTCAAATTTAACTGCAACTGCATTTTCTCCAGCATCACCTGATAATGTTATGACAGGAGGTTTAGCAGCATACGCAAAGTTAGCAGCTGGTTTAGTTACCATAACTTCAAACATGGTACAAGCAAAACAATTAATTAATTCATTTGAGGAAGGTGGTTATACAGGCGAAGGAAATCCGCATGAAGTATCTACTAACTTAGGAAGTAAAAGTTACACTTACCATAAAGACGAATACGTTGTACCTTCACGAGTTTTAAATACAAGTAAAGGTTCTGCACTTGCTGGACAATTGGAAAACATGAGGTTAGGAATGAGCAATCCAATGCCACATATAAGCGGTATGTTTGACGGTGGTTTTACAGGAAGGAGTGCTGGAATGGAAACAACTAATATGTTAGAAAATCAAATTATGATGCAAAAATTTATTGAAAGTATGCCTAATCCAGTTGTAAAGGTAACTGATATAAATAAAACGCAAGGAAGCGTACAAAGAGCAGTTAATGTTAGTTCACTTTAATTTCTTAACGTAATCTTTCCAGCCGAAAGGTTCTTTGTCTTTATAATAATCTTTAAGTATATCACGAATTTTTGCCGATGCTCTTTGCTCACTATCTGTTAAATCACATTCAAATTTATGCAGAGTGGTTGAGCCTAAACAAACCTGATATACTTTATAATTTTTGGGTTTCTTTGACATTTATATATTAAGTAATAATAAAAAGCAAATATAAATTTTTTACTTTGAATAAATTTACATATTAATATGAAAGTTGCAAAATTAAATATAGAAGGTTACATTGGCGGAGCAGACTTAATGTCTTTATTCGGTGGTGGTGAAACCTTTAATTTATCTGCGCTTAAAAAGTTTTTAGATTCTTTAGAAAGTGATGTTACTGATATTCATGTTGCAATTAATAGTGGTGGCGGTTCGGTAGTTGAGGGGTGGGCAATCTATGATAAACTAAAAACAAGCGGTAAAAAAATTACTACAATAGGAGAAGGAATGGTTGGCTCAATAGCAACGATTATTTTTATGGCTGGAGATGTAAGAAAGTTACATGAAAATTCACGTTTCTTTATTCATAATCCTTACTGGCAACCTGACTCACCGACTCCAATGGAAGCGGATGACTTAATAAGTTTAGGTGAAAGTTTACAAGCTGAACAAAAAAAGATTTTAGATTTCTATTCTAAACAAACAGGAACAGGGATTGAACAATTAGAACCATTGATGCAAAAGGCTACAGACTTAACAAGTACACAAGCAGTTGAAATGGGTTTTGCAAATGAAATAATAACAACAAGCGTAAATTACAAACCATATAAATTAGTTGCATTTGTAGCAACAGAAAATAAACCAAAACAAATAAAAATGAATAAAAACGAGAATTCAGTTTCGTGGATTAAAAGGTCATTCACGAAGTTAGCTGCAATGATAAATGGTGTTACATTAAACATGGAAATGCCAGTTAAGGATGCAAGCGGAAATGAAGTATTATTATACGTTGAATCTGAAACAGAAGATTTAACAGGAAAGTCAGCTTATTTATTAGATGCTGAAGGAAACGAAAGTCCAGCTCCAGATGGGGATTATACAGATGCAAATAATCGTGTAATTAAAATTGCTGGTGGTGTTGTAACTGAAGTTGTAGAAGCGGAAGCTAAAAAGCACGAAGATAAGGAAGAAACTAAAATGGAAGATTTAATTGCAAAGATTGCTGAATTAGAAGCAACAAAAGCAAGTTTAACTTCTGAATTAGAATCTGTAAAGGCAGACAAGTCAAAAGCAGAAACAGAATTTAATGCATTTAAAAACGAATTTGAATCACTTAAAAAAGTGGTTATTGGTAAAGGTTCAAATTTCCAAGCAAGTGAGCAGGACTTTACTAAAAAAGAAGCTACAAGCGACAATTCATTTGGAGCATGGGCAATTAATAAAATAAAAAATCAAAATTAAAAACTAAAAACAAAACAAAATGGCAGTAGTTACTTCGTTTACAACTTATACAGGTAAACAATCAGAATTTAGAGAATTGGTTATGAAAAAACTTGCTGGTTATGCAAGAGTTGACCAATTAGGGTTTCAATTAGTTGAGGATGTACAATCTAATAAGATTATGTACAAAGACAATTATTTAGATAAAATCACAAAAAAATTTACAACTTGTCAAAATACAGAAACAGGAACTGGAATTGCAGTTTCATCTTTTACTTTGTCGGTTGCAAATATGCAAGCACAATTAGAACAATGTGCTGCTGTATTTGATTCTACAATTGCAGAAATCGTAAGAAAAAAAGGTGCTGATATTAATGACTTAACAGGAACAGAAATTGAAGCTTATGTACTTGAAAGAGTTGCTGAAGCTGCAGCACGCGATTTATTCCGTGTTATGTTCTTAGGTGATACAACTTTATCTAATAGCGATTACACTCAATTTGATGGTGTTTTCAAAAAGATTAAAGCTGGTTACTTAGCTGGCGATGGTACTGTTTATGGTGGTACTGTTTCTGCAAGTGATATTAATACTTCAAACATCGTTAATACTTTAGATTCTAAAATTTACGATGTACAACCTTATGAATTAAAATTCATTGAAGATTCTCAAAAAGTATTATTAGTTACTGATAACATTTACAAAGCATGGGTTAAATATCTTTCATCAACTGCTTATGGTATTGTTGAGCAAAGAAATGCTTTAGTTAATGGTTTAACTGGAATTACTTATAGAGGTATTCCAATGGTATCTTTAGGAGTTTTAGACAAATACATTGCGACTGATTTTGCAACAGGTTCACCAGCAGTTGCAGCAACTCCTTATCGTGCTATCTTAACAAAAGCTGATAATCATTATTTGGCTACAGATACCTTAACTTCAACTTCACAAGTACAAATGTGGTATGACCAAACTGATGACAAGAACTACACACGTTTGCGTTACAAAGCTGGTTATAACTATGCATTCGGTGAGTTAAATGTATTCGCAGGATTCTAATTTAATGGGAGTGGAAACACTCCCTTAACAATTTAATTAAATAAAAAAATGGCAACAAATTGTAATGACTTAATAAGCGGAATAAATCCAGCGTGTGATGCACTTAATAAAGTAGGTGGTGTTAATAAGCGTGTTTGGATTGGCTTAAAAGGAAATATTACTTACACAACTGATTCAAACGGATATGTAAATACTGTTTCAATGGCAACTGTAGGTTCTTTACCTTCTAAACTTTATACATTCACAGGAAAGCGTGATAAAAATTCTTTTGCATTTCCTTTAACTGCAGGTGAAAACATTAATACATTTAACCATACAGCAATGATGGCTTTGTATTATTCAACTCCTTCGGAACTTGAAACACTTAATCAATTGGCAAACGCTGATGACGTTGTTGTTTTCATGGAAGGTAATGATTCTAAAATTTATGTTTTAGGATTAGACAAAGGATTA